AGGGGATAGAATAGACAGTACAATGAAGCGTTTTCAAATAACAACAGACAGTATATCTACTATATTTAATACCAGACGTCCGTTTACTAGAGTATTTTATGCAACAGACAAAGACGTAGCATATAATATGTTCAAACAGTGGATGGCCGATAGAAACTTACACGAAGATAAGTCTAAGACAACAATAGTTGAATTAAAAAACGATAATAGTGAAGACGGAAGAAAGGAGGAATAATCATGACAGAAAGAGAACAACAAGCAAATGATATGTTGCAAGAAATTGCCGGAGACATTAAAGCTAAACTACCAGAAGGAATGGGATTTGCTTTACTTGCTTATGAATTTGGAGAAGGAGACGATAGAAAAATGTTATACGTTTCTAATTCACAAAGAGCAGACGTTATGAATGCGATGGTAGAGTTCTTACAAAAAAATGTAGATGACCCAGAAATGTTTGGAAAGGACGTGTAAAAAATGAGTAGTACGTGGAAGAAATTACAAAAAGCAAGCGAAGATTTTGCGATTAAAAAATATTATGAAAGTATGACCCCCGAGATGTATCAAGAGGGTATACACAATGCAATTAAAATGACAGAAGAACGATTATCAAAAGAATATAATGCAGAGCTTACACGTATGGGAAATGAGTTCAATAGAAAGTTGCAAGAGGGTACTCTAATCGCAATGGATACCCTTGCAACTGAAATGATTTATGAATTAGGTAATGTGTTAGAATGTTATGTAGATGAACCAGAATACTTAGACCAAAAAATAGATATTGTGCAAAATATATATGAAACCGCTATGCACAGTATAGAAGATTATGCTAGTAAAAAATACAAAACAGACGCACAGGCACAAAAAGCTTATGAAAAAAAGAAAAAAACCATTCAAAAAGTATTTGGTATGGAGGAAAGTAAGTAAATGAATAAAATAGACATTTTGTGTGATAGAGTAAACGAAAAATATAATTTAAAACGCCACCAAGTTGGTAGTGTAGAACGCTATCAAGATATGTATGAAACCTCAGTAGTACAAGTATGCAATCAATTTGGTGGTGTAAGAACTTTATTAAGTGGAGACGAAAAAACATTAACCAAGTATTTACAAAATATATTAGATAATAAAACTATATTAAATTTTTGGGAGGTATAACCATGATTATATACGACTTTGAAGTATTTAAACACAATGTATTATTAGGAGCATTAGATACAGACACAGATAAAATAACTCAATTATGGGATATACCAAGTATAAAATCATTCGCAAGAGATAACTTAACCGAAATTTGGGTTGGGTATAATTGTGAACATTATGATAAGATTTTGCTACACCGGGATTCTGTCTGGACAGCTGAATACTTCTGACAGAGTCTTTAAGTGTAGCAATTCTGTTATCCACGCACAAGATGCTGATATACCAGTGTTCAATATACTTGGCAAATATGGGATTAACGACTATTATCAATCTCCAATACTATCTTATGATGTTATGGGTGATGGTAGTTTTATGAGTTTGAAACAAAACGAAGGTTTTATGGGAATGGATATAGTTGAAAGTGTTGTTCCATTTGATATAGATAGAGAATTAACAGAAGCGGAAAAAGAAGATGTTGCGAAATACAATAGAGCTGATTTATTTGGTACTCTTGAAAGATTTAAGCAAAGAAAAGAATCATTTAGAACTAAAATGATGCTAGTAAAAGAATTTGGACTAAGCACAGATTATATATGTAAAACAAATGCTAAATTAACAGAAGCTATTTTACTTTCACAAAATAAAGGTGTGAATACAAGATTAAGAAAAAGTTTTAACTTATGTGATTTACCTGTTAACTGGGACGTGCCAGAATTAAAAACGATATATGAATTTTTCAAAGAGGCCTTACGTGAATTAGAAGTTCATAAATGGGATACAAAAAAATGTGACAAGAAAAAACTAAGTATGGACTTGGATATAATGGGTCTCACTCATACCTTTGCTTTAGGTGGTGTGCATGCTGGGATTAAGAATTATATATGTAGACCTGAAGATGGGAAGAAAATTATATGGGTAGATGTATCTTCAATGTACCCTAATATATTGACTAAATGGGATTTATTATCTCGTAAAGTAGATAAACATGGTTGTGAAGCATTTGCAGGAATGGTTCAAGCCCGTATGGATATTAAAGAAAAATTGCATGATAAAACATTGACTAAAGAAGAAAAGAAAGCTTTGAAAGACCAATCTGGAAGATATAAACTTATATTAAATACTACAAGTGGTTGTATGAAAGATAAATTCAAAAAAATATATGACCCCGAATTTAATACTAAGATGTGTATGTTAGGACAATTAGCTTTGATGGATTTAGTATACAGATTAAGAGACGTAGAAAGAAAAAGGAAACCTGCGTGGGCTAGATCATCTGAAAGTGAACAGGATGACACACCTTATTTCAAACTAATTCAATCTAACACAGATGGCATTGCTTTAGAATTATTAACTGACGACGCTGAAGAACTTATAGATAAGGTATGCGTGGGTTGGGAAAAAGACTGGAGATTTATGCTAGAAAAAACAGTCGCTGATAATTTATATGAAAAAGACGTAAATAATTATGTATTTAGAGATAGTAGTGGTGGTATAAAAGTTAAAGGAGCTTATGTTACAAAATTTTCTGATAATAATGAACAGGATACTCTAGCAATTCTTGCACAAGCTGTAGTAAATTATTTTCTTGAAGGTACAGATATTAGAAGTACAATTTGTAATCCTGAAAATTTAGCAACTGATTATCAAATGATTAAAAAACTAGGGGGAATGTATGATACCCCAACTTGGAAAAAAGATTCTGGAGACGAGATTGTGCAAAAGGTGAACAGAATCTTTCCTAGCGTGGATAAAACTCTTGGTGGTTTATATAAACATAAAAAATCAAAAGATATTGGCACATTAGATAAAGTGGAAGGTACACCAGAACATGTACTTATAATGAATACTGATATTAGAGGTAAAAAAATAGGTGAATTAGATAATATAGACTATGAATGGTATGTGGCAGAAGCACAAAAAAGAATAAATGACTTCTTAGGTATTAAACCAGAAAAGAAACCTCGTAAAAGAAAGGGATAAATAAAAAAAAAAGAAGGTGGTGGAATAATATGGTTTTTCTAAAAATTTATTTAATATTATTGATTAGTACAATTTTATTATTAAAACTAATTAGTATTATAAAGAAGAAATATGCTTACGGTATAAAGTATGCCGTAATATGTTTATTAGTATTTTACTTACCAATATTAGCTTATATAATATTTTTTTAAAGAAATTGTATGATAGGTACTTGACATTTTATTAAAAGTTGTGTATAATGTTTATAAAGGAGGAATAAATATGGACGATAACTTTATCAAAGATAGAAACGAAGCACTTATAAGTGGAGACGAAGGAAAAATAAGAGCTTATTGTGAAAAATACGGAATAGAAATACCAGAAAATGAAGAAATATTTTGGGCAGGAGTGCATAAGTCTATATGTAATTTATTCTTAGTAGAAAGTAACGGAATTACTATTGAGCAATACAACAAAAGTTATGAATGGCTTATGAGACATGGTTATACACCAACCGTATATGGTGATACAGGAGGTGATGACTAATGGACCCATTTGAAGACTTAATATTATATGATATAAGTCCAGACAGCACTACTGATTTAGAAAAAGAAATATTATATAATGAAATGATTGAAGGAGGTGAAGAAGAATGTTTAGACGACTACGAGATGTTCCGGAATGTTTGGGTAATATTGACGGTGTAGATTATGAGGCTGACATACCAGTAAAAATTACAACACACCCTAAACTTAGAGCTGATTTAGAGAGGATACTAGAAAAAGATAAAGTCAAAACAATTTCATTAGACAAAGAATATCACGTCCACAAAATAACCAGTTATGGAGACCCATTTGATGTTTGGATTATAAATGATTTAGGTGAAGAAGAACAATTTGGAGAATGGGTATTCGAGGACATTGATGAGAGCTAAAAATTATTTTAAAAGAGGGGGTGTGAAAATGAAAGACAGAGACACAACACAATTATTCAATGAAGGTGACGTATTATATAGAGTAGGTAGAGACGGTATAGATGAAGTAACTATTATAGCAGTACATCATTATCCACACTGTGTGTATAAAGACGACCACGGACATTCTTATTTCAATCATAGTATTAGCAAAAGTTGTTTTAAAACATTAGAAGAAGCACAAAAAGAACAGCAGAAAAGAGAGAATATAACTAAGAAACGTAAGATGTTAAAAGAATATGAAATCAAATTAAATTATGAATTAGGTATAGAAAATCATTTCATAATTAAATAGTAGAAAGGTAGGAATTTTAAAATGGAAGAAAGAAGTGTAGCGTATAATGTTTATACGACAAGAGATTATTCATTATTCAAAAGATTAGTAGGAAATAGAGACATACCAGAAAGTAGAATTAGTAAAATAGTAGATAGTATTCAAAAGATAGGTTGGATACATAATCCAATAGTAGTAAATGAAAACATGGAAGTAATAGATGGTCAAGGAAGATTAACGGCACTTCAAAGATTAAAAATGCCGGTGGAGTATATTATAGCCCCGGGTGCAGGTACTAAAGAATGTGTTTATATGAATATGAACATGGTTAACTGGAAACTACCAGACTTTATCAAGTCTTATGCTGAGCAAGGGAACGAGAATTATCAAAGACTACTTGCACTTATGGAAAAATACGCAAATGGTAACTTAGATATTATATCAACAGCAGTGTATAGAGTTTCAAAATCTAAACACAGAGACATCAAAGAGGGTATACTTCAATTAACAGAAGACCAATACAGGGCAGCAATTCCTAGATTAGAATATATCAAACCACTATTAGAAAAAATAGATGAAAAGAAAATACCAGGAAGTCTTGTAACTTTAATGCAAACAATCATATATTATTTTGATTATGAAGAAGTAGACAAAGCCAGATTAGCTTATAGTGTAGAAAAATATATTTATAACGCAACCCCATGGGTATTGAATACTGACTGTGAAAGAGAAGTAGAAAATGCTTATAATTATAATATGAAGCTAGAGGATAAAATCTCAATAGCACACTTAGTTAAAGAAGAAAGAATGAGAAGACAGTTAGAATTAAATAAAGCTAACAGAGAAAGAGCTTTTGAAAGAACACAAAAAGGAATACAAGGATTCATAAAATAGGAGGGTGTGAATATGAGTTGTTGGACGCATATAACAGCTTGCTTTAGTGTTGAAACTGGAATTGTTGCTAAAAAACCAGACGTATTAAAACAAGTAAGATCTTATTTAAAAAACGCTCCAAAAATCACAGGAAGTGAAAGTGACGCTGATATATTTGTGAACATACAAAAGGGATATGACCTTTTTGGAAGTGACGGTAAATTTCAAACTCGTGTGGTCATTTCCATACAGGGTGACTTACGTGATAGAATGCAGGAACAAACACAAAAAGAATTTGATGAATTTTTAAAATACATAAAAGATAAATATTATATAAGAGATTATTCAGTGAATATTGAGAGGGATTATTGATGGCTAGAAAATACAAAGAAATCCACAAATTGAAAAAAATGTTAGAAGACGCTGATATTCCATTTGATTGGATTGAAGGTTGGGGATATGGTGAAGCTCAAATGAAAGAACTAAGAAAAATTGCACCAGATTTAGTTGACCGATACCAAATATGTTATCCAAAAGGTTCTTTTAAAAAAGAGAATGATAGATGGATTAGCGTAATCGAAGGGTTTGGTACGTATGGAAGTGAACGAGATAGATTAGAAATTATGGGTGGGTTAGACCTTATGGAGAGATACGAGCAATACAAAGAAAGTATTGATATTGGAGAAGCCCATACAACTGTCCAAGGAGGACTAACTGCCCGTAATGTATTTAGAAGAATAAAAAATCATTATGAAAGAGAGGAATTAAAATTAAAATGAAAGAAGAAGTAGTAAAAGAAGTGGTTCAATCAGTATTAAACTGTGAGCCAGATGAATTTTATAAAAAATATAAAAAATATAAAAAAGCAGAAAAAGAATTTATGGAATTATATGAGCCTTTTAAAAAAGGACTTATTCAATTACACACCCAACACGATGACTTACCTAATACAGTTATTGTTGGTGGCGCAAAATTAACATATGTTTCACCTAGTACAAGAACTTCTATTGATAGCAAAAAACTAAAAGAGGAGGAACCAGAAATTGCTAAGAAATTTTCAAAATCAACATTAGTTAGCGCAAGCGTAAGAATAGAGGAGGCGTAATTATGGATAGAAAAGATTATCAAAAAGAATATTACAGAAGAAATAAAGAAAAGCGCAAAGAATATTTTAAAAAATATTATGAGGAAAATAAAGACAAAATAAAAAAGCGCCATCAAAAATATCATCAAGAAAACAAAGAAGCGAGCGCTTCCTCTTATGAAAAATATTATAAAGAACATAAAGAGGAAAGAAAAGAATATTATAAAGAGCATTATGAAAAAAATAAAAAGGCAAGACAAAAATATTATAAAGAATATTATGCAAAGAAAAAAGCAGAAAAGGAGGAATAGACTATGGAATTTTCCCCAGATATGGCAGAATCAGAAAGAAAAAGATATAATGCAATAAAAGAAAGCGGTAAATATTTAGAGTTTAATATTTTAATAGGAACTGAAAAAACAAAATATGACGAACATACTGGACTTATGCCTGTAATAACAACTAAAATGCACGGGTGTGGTCCACGAGAACTTGCTTATTTACACGCATCTTTAAAAGCTATGATAGAACAATTAGAACATGACTATCCGGTTGAATGTTTATATTCTACTGTAGGTATGAGTTGTACACAGGTTGATAAAATACAAGCACCCATAAAGGAGGATTAGTATGCGTACAAAATTATATGATTATCAAGAAAAAACCGCTAATGATATATTTGAACGTATTTGTAACCTTGAAATACACGGAGCATATTTAGGATTTGATACTGGTACTGGTAAAACAGTAACATCACTTTCTGTTGCTGAACAATTACATGATTCGCATATTGCTGGACCAGTAGTCGTTATATGCCCTGTATCAAAAGTTGACGATTGGAAGAAAGACTTAAAAGAAGAAGTTCCTCAAATAAAAAACACTTTTGTTGTATCATTTCAAAGTGCATGGAGGGAAAAAAGTTCTAAGTGTATAGCTGAACTATTGAATGAAGACATTGGAATACTTATTGTAGACGAAGGTCATAAAATGAAAACGTATGATTCTAAGCAAAGTAAATATATTCAAAAAATAGTAACAGATTACAAACCGTATGTATTGGTTCTTAGCGCTACACCACAAAATAAAAAATACATAGATTTATACCCTCAATATAAAGTACTTGATAGTAAATTATTTAACATAAAGGCAAGAGACTTCAAACAAAAATATTGTATTGAAGCTCAAAATTGGAATTTAGTTAGAGCAGGAAAAGCACGTTTTCCGTTCAATGAGATTGTTGGATATAGAGAAATAGAAAAAATGGACGCCGAAATTAAAAAATATACTTATTATAAAAAATACGAAAGCGAATATGACCGTCCTATTGAAATACCCCAATTATTTAAAATGACTTCTGATATGAAATACTTTAAAGAGAAAAAGGTATGGCCTAAAATGGACGAGAAAGCACTTTTAAGCGCGTTAGAAAGTGGAGACGATATAATTGCTGACTTAGACTTTATTGTGGCAAATAGGCCAACCTTACACCATATTTATATGCGTGAAAGTTGTAGCGGATTTATCAAAGATCATTTTTTAAAAGACAATCCTAAACGTCAATGGTTGCAAGACTTTTTAGAAGGTAATGAAGGTCGCATTGTGATATTCACAAATTTTATAGCAGAAATCGCTTTGATAAGTGATTTATGTGACGCAATGAAACGACATTGGTGTAGATATGATGGTTCAGTTAAAGATTTAAGTAACTGGGAAAAATATGATGATTGTATTGCAATAGTAAATGTAGTAGCTGGAGGAGCAGGACTTAATGATTTTGCTAAAACTAATATTGCTATATTTTTCTCACCACCAGAAAATCACATAGATTTTGAACAAGCAAAGGGTCGTATAGACCGAATTGGACAAACTAAACAACCAGTTTATTATTATCTTCAAATAATGAATAGTGTTGAGTCTGCTATTTATAGAGCATTAAAAGATGGTCAGGATTTTGATGACAGAATGTTTACAAGTTGGTTAGAAGAAGGAGGAAAATAATTATGGGATTTGACGAACCAGAATCAATAGAAATAACGTCATTAGGCGACCCATATAGACATCATATAGTAGGTAGACCACCATACACAATTACTACCACAGGGTCTACTGGTGACACACTTATTTATTCTCCTCCCACAACAGGCTGGCAGACTGGCCCATATACAACGTCGATTACAGCAGAAGATTGGTCAAAAGTATTTAGTTGGGAAGAATTGATGAAGAAACTGGGAAAAGAGGAGGAAGGAAAAGTGAACGTAATTAGTAAAAAGTCAGCAGATAAGCATGAGCATATTGTATGTTGCGACGATATGATAGATTTATCTGTTGAGAGAGTGCTAACTACTTTGTCGGCAGTTAAAGGTAGGTTAATGTTTGAAATTGCACCTATTCATATAAAAGAAATTCAATGCAAGATGACACCTATGGTGAAAAAACACATAATAGACGCTAGTAAAAAATTAAAAATGTATGGAAAAAAGACACCTATTATCCCTAGTTTTGATGAATATGGAAATAGATTACCAGACGAAATAGAAATAGGAGATAGTAGAGGGATAACTGTTCAAATTGTAGATCCAGAAAGTTATGGAAATGTTTATTTTGAATTGAAAGCGATTGAATTTCATGGTACAGAATACACTACTAAGTATGATTGGTCGTATGGTGAAGGTCTACCATTTTAAATTAAAAAAATTTAAAAACGGACAATAAAACTATTGTCCTTTAAAACAAAATATGATATACTATTTTACAAAGGAGAAAGGAAATGGGAAAAGTGTTAATGTTAATTTTAATTTTATTTATATGTGCTGTATTGTGGTGTTTACCACTATATTTAGTAGTAAATTTTGTATGTTGGGTGTTTCATATAGCATTTCATTTATCCTTATTACAAGCGTTTGCATTATGCTTACTAGCAAGTGTTATAAGAAGTTTATTTTTTAAAAAGGAGGATAAATAAATGTTTACATTCAAATCACCAGCAAATTCAAAAAATTTTTGGAAATTATGTTTTAGAGATAGAAAAGAAATGAATGATATTTTTTATGAAGGCAGGCAACCAGAAGAAGAAACTAGATTACATGGGATAACAGAATATATAACACAAACAATTTATATTGATAAAGAATTAGATGGATACCTTTTGGGAAAAGCATTAAGGCACGAACTTACGCATATTTATTTATGGGAAACAGGACAACAAGATATGATTAAAAACGAAGAAGAAACTTGTGATTTTATGAGTGTTGCAGCGCCAGCAATTTGTGAATGTGCAAATGATATAATGCTTAGGCTTAGAGAGGGGTTGTATAAACATGGCGAGTAAATATATACCTCATAAAGAAAAAAAGATTGAGAATGAAATTAAACAATATATAAGTGATTTAGGTGGATTGTGTTATAAAATACATGGAGGAGACTTATACCAAGAAACAGGGATACCAGACTTATTATGTTGTTGGGGAGGACTGTTTTTTGGTATAGAAGTCAAAGACCCCGGAGGAAAACCTAGTGCCATACAATTAGCTCAAGGTGCAAGAATTAAAAAAGCAGGAGGACATTTTATAATAGCAAAAAGTCTTCAAGACGTTAAAGATTATGTAGAAAGAGAGGGGTTAATAGGATTATGAGTATGTATGATAAAAGTTATTGTAGTACATTTTGTGACCAGAAAGATTGTGAACGTAATTTAAGATTTAATAAACCTCAAGAAAGATATTATTCCGTAAGCACATTTGACGATAGTAACCCAGACCAAAAACACGCAACTTGTGGTTGGAAAATAAAGAAAGGAAAATAATAATGGGTAATAGAGAAAAAGAATTGGAAAGAGAAAATCATGATCTTAAAGAACAATTAGAAAGTTTTGTACCTCGTAGACGTGTACGTAGAATATACAAAATGTTAGGTAATATATTAGACGAAAATACAGATACCATAAAATATGTAGATGTATTAAAAACATTTATAAATAAAATAGAAAAGGAAGGAAAAGCTGAAGCAGGACAAGAAATAAAAACGGCTATTGAACATTTGCTGTCAGTAAGAGAAAGATGATTTATTTTACAAGTGATTTACATTTAGGACATAAAAACATTATAGAATATGAAGACAGACCTTGGAAAACTGTAGAGGATATGACAATAGGTCTTATTCTTAATTGGAATAAAGTAGTTAAACCAGCAGATGAAGTCTATATTTTAGGAGACTTTGCATTTCAAAATTCATATATGACACCATTTCTTATAACAGACGTACTAAGTCGATTAAATGGTAAAAAGTATTTGATTATTGGAAATCATGATACTTATATAAATAAGCAGGCGTTTAATCCCAGATACTTTGAAGAAATGGTTCATTATAAAGAACTAAAGATAAACGGTAAATTTATAATTTTATCACATTATCCTATTGAAAGTTGGAATGGTAAAGAACATGGTAGTATTCATTTACACGGTCATACACATAAACCAGATAGTATGCCGGAAATAAACCGCTATAACGTAGGGTGCATGTTATATGATTATAAACCCGTAACACTAGATTATTTACTGGAAGGAGGGAAAATGTAGTGACTGAATTTGAAATTAAATTACTTATGCAATTAAAGGAACTTAAAGAAAGTATAGATGAAGTAAACCATACATTATTTGAAACATTAGGTAGTAAGGAAGTCGGAGATACAATGAATGCAATTCAAGAAATATCAACTGATGTAAGTATTATTGCAGACACGTTAAACCACACTAACTAAGGAGGGGATAAATATGAACATGTTTCCAATTTTTATGATAGGACTTGTAGTAGGAATAGCTGTATCATACGCATTCTACAAATTCAAACAAGATGTGCCATCAGAGGTTAAAATTCGTACACAAGAAAATATAATTAAACAACAAAATAATGATATTAAATTAGTTGAAGAATTAAATAATAAACTATACGACAAAATTGACAAGCTAGAAGCTGAGTTAAAAGAGTTAAAAAAATAGGAGGATTGAATTATTATGGAAATAACTAGAAAAGGAATCGTTGCTTTAGTAATCGGAGCAATTATTTTATTAGTAGGAATGATTATATTATTTGCAAGCACGACAATCGTGCCAACAGGACATATAGGAGTAGTGACATTGTATTCAAAAGTACAAGATAAATATTTAGACGCCGGATTTCATTGGGTAAAACCATTTGTAGAAGACGTGCATGATGTAGATATAAGAACACAAAAGTATGCTAATACAGTAGAGGGAAGTGCAAAAGATTTACAAATAGTTAATATAACAATGTCAATAAACTATCAAATTAAACCTGATAAAGTAACAGAATTATATGCAAAAGTAGGAGCAGATTATTCAAATATCATTTTGAATCCAGCATTACAATCTAGTTTGAAAGCTTCTATGGCTCAATTTACAGCAGAAGAAATGATAACAAAAAGAACTGAAGTTTCTAATACCATCACAAAAGAATTAAATGAAAGATTAGATGAATATTTTAATATAAGTGCTGTAAATTTAGAAAATATAGACTTTACAGAAGAATATAATAAAGCAATCGAAGCTAAAACAACTAATCAGCAAAAAGCAGAAGCGGAAAAAGCTAAATTAGAAATCACAAAAGTACAAAATGAACAAAAAATAAATACAGCAGAAGCTGAAGCAAAAGTTAGAGAACTTCAATCTAAGTCAGTAACTGACAAATCATTAGAACAATTAAGATTAGAAATACAAAGAGAGTTAATACAAAAATGGAATGGTCAATTTCCTACAACAATGTTAGGAGATAACCCAAATATGTTATTTAATCTTAATAAATAGAAAGGAGAGGGTATAATGGCTACCCGTAAACAAACTAATTCCAATCCATACGAAAAAATCGAAAGTATTGTTATGAATAAAGTCTTTGAATTAGAAAATGAAAATACACAATTAAAAATGGAATTGAGTACAGCAAAAGCAAAATTAGAAGTATATGAAAGGATAGCCAGTATATCCGATTCAAAGAATACTTTAGGATTTGGACCACCAGTATATCATGATTAGAGGGGAGGAAGCGAATGATGACAACATTACGAGGAGATAACGGTAAAAAAATAGAATACGCATTAAATGATGTGATTCATGAATGTGAAAGAGATATGTATATAGTCGAAATGCCAGTTCTTATTTGTAATAATAAAAAAGACGCAGAACTTATGCAATCTGAAATAAATACATATCTTGGTGAACTTAGCCGTGCTGTATTAAATGATAAATAATATAGGAGGTATGTTAAATGTGTAGAAAATGTACTGGGACAGGATATGACTGGGACCATTGCAGAGTAGAAAAAATGGGTTGCCCGGGCTGTAGTCATTATGAAAAGGAGGAAAAGAAGAATGAGCAGAAAACTGGCAAGTGTGCAAATTGTCAAAGCGATAAAACCGATAGAAGGTGCAGATAGAATAGAAGTAATTCAAATTTTAAATTGGGATTGTGTTGCTAAAAAAGGAGAATTCACAGTAGGTGATACAGTAGTATATTTTGAAATAGATAGTTTACTTCCAGATATTCCTATGTTAGAATGGCTTAAAGGTTCTTCTTGGTCACAGAAATTAGGTAAATATAAAATTTCAACTCATAAATTTAGAAACCAAATATCTCAAGGCTTAGTTATTCCTATTAGTCAAGTAGTAGAAATGTATGACCAAATAAATCCTGACTATGCAGATAGTGATTTACCACCAGAGATCATGACGCCAAAAGAAGGTACAGACTTAACAGAACTATTAAAAATAGAAAAATATGAACCACCCGTTTCAAATGGCCCATTAGGAGATATAATTCATCACGAATGGTATGTACCAAAAACAGATGAAGAAAGAATTCAAGTTTGTGCGCAAGATGTTTTGCCGAAATATGTCGAAAGTGAACAAGATGACTGGTATGCAAGCATAAAATTAGACGGTACTTCTTGTACTGTAGGGTTATTTGATGATGGATTTTTAATTGGAGGAAGAAACCAATGGTACAAAGGGCCTAATATGTATACAGAAACAGTTAATAAAGACGATGCTATGAAATTAAAATTAGAAGGATACAGAGCTATAAATGGTTTATATGTAGTATTTCAAGGAGAATTATGCGGTCCCGGTATTCAATCAAATAGATTAGGTTTAAAAGAAAAAGATTGGTTTGTATTTAATGCGTTCGTTAGTAAAACAGGGAAAATGGATAGTTATATAAAATGTGATTTATTAAGAATGATGAAATTATGTGAAGAATTTGGAGTAAAACACGTACCACTAATAGATTATGAAGATAAATTCAAATTTGACAAATCAAAAACCACTGATGAGATAGTTGAAGATTTATTAAAATATGTAGATAATATAAAGTATAGAAAATATTTTGAAGACGCTTCACCTAATCAAATTGCAGAAGGGGTTGTATTTAGAACAATAGATATGACAAATTCATTTAAAGTTGTCTCTAATAAATTTTTATTGAAAGGTGGAGAATAATATGGAACTTAAAGTATACTTACATAGAACAAAGAAAAAGAACTTTGAAGTAGCAGAAGCGTTTACTGTAGATGTTAATTTGGATACTTTACCAGAAGATAAAAAAGAAGACGTAGATTTCATAAACCAAGGTTTTAAAAATGATTGTCAACGAATTGCACATGGTTTAAAATGTATTCAAAAATATGGTACTGGTTATATTTCTTTTATGCGTCCACAATTTGAAGGAGACGAAAAAGACAATGGTAACGACAAAATTTATTTTGATAACAAGGAAATGCTATTTGTAAAAAGAAAACCCAAACGTGGCAGAAAGAAAAAGGAGACAGTTGATGAAAAAGAAAAAAAGGAATAGAATAATAGGTGTGGATTTCGATGGAACCATAGCAACAATCGTGTCTCCTTATCCTAATATTGGAGAACCAATTCAAGAAGTTATAGATTATATTTTAGAAGAACAACGTAAAGGTGCGTATTTAGTTTTAGTAACTATGCGTGAAGGTATGGCTTTAGAAGGAGCGTTAATGTGGTGTGAAGATCATGGAATAAAATTTGACGCAGTGAACGATAATTTACCACACATGAAAGACTGGTTTCAAAATAACCCACGTAAAATATTTTGTAATGAATATATAGATGACAATAATTTTGGTGGAATTGAATATGTAATAAATGAAATCAGAAAAAT